GCTCTTCTTCAGCAGACTCTTCGTCTACTTTGAGCTGCTCTTCGATAGTTTCCTTGCCCTCTTTTGGGTCTGCTTCAAGCGTTTGGTTACGCTGGTTAGCTGCTTCTTCTTGCATAGCAGCTTGTTTTTCGAGGGAGATATTCTCTTCCTCATTTACTTCATTGATCTGTACTTGATGTAGGTCAGCCATATTCTAGTTTATTATTCCTCTTCGGGAGCTTGTTCTTGTTGTACTTTCGCTTGGTCAGAAATAGCTTTGATACCACTTGGGCCTAGCTTTTCTGCCATCTGCATTTGTTGGGCTTGTTGGGCTTCTTGAGCCATTTGTTCTTCTGACTTAACTAATCCATCAGTCTTAATACCGAGGGATGTAGCACGTCGTTTAAAGTATTCTCCGACATTCACGTATTGAGCTACAGCTTCAGGGCCTACTACTTGAGCAGCACCAGCTAGGAACATATCTAGCTTTTGTAGATCGTGACCACGACCAAGGGCTTCCACACCTGTAATGATAACAGGATTGATGATGTCTTTAGGCATCTTAGGAAGCTTCTTCTTCTTACGCATGACATCCATCAAGCGATTAACCATAGGCATCTGGAGCTCTACGGAAAGCAACGAGTAAAGACCACCGATAGCAGTCTCTAGCTCTTGTCCTAGCATACGGATCTCTTCAGCAGTGACACGCTCAGCGTTACGAACAACACCTGATGTCAACAGGAAGGCGTGACCAAGACGCTCCTCGATCTTTACGATGCTCTCTTGGACTACTCGGAAGTCATTGAACTTGTTGAGCTGGAGAACGGACACATCAGCAGCGTTACCTTGAGCGATAGCACCATTAGGTGATTCAGCAAGTGTCTTAGCGCGTGTTGTACCGTTGGGATTTACGAGGAAGAGAACCTTAGCGGCGGCTGCCGAGCCTTCAACAAGAGCTCTTTGGAGGCTCTCAAGGGATTGCAAGTCACCTAGGTACTCTTCAACGTATCCTCGTCCATAGTCCTCACCGTCGATGCGGGAGAAGCGGAGTGGGATAAAGGGATTCTTGTCTAGTGGGTAGAAGCCTTCACTTTCAGGAATAAGGTTGCCATTGATCTCTTGCCATACCTTCCAGCCATTCTCCTTGCGGCACACAGCAGTGAACAGGTTAACGTCATTATCAGCTCCTTCACCATCAGCGTTACCAGCAATGTCTTTCATCTCTTGTGAGAGGGACATATAGGATAGCTGCTCTTTGGTGCAGATGTAGAGAATGTTACCCATTGGGTCACGCTCCACTGTAAAACGATCAAGATGGAACACACGCATGCCACCCTCTTCAGGAAGGTAGATAAGTGCATTACCAGCTATGATAAGATGCTTTAGGGCTTCGTGGAGAGCAGTGCGATATGTCTCGCGGCTAATCTCATCCATAACGGACTCTTCAACTTGCTGAAGGGACTTCTCGATCTCAGAGATTAACTCTGGTGGAGCGCCTTCTTGTTCAAGTCCGTGGTTGTCTACGTTGAGACGAAAGAAAGGGGCATTGGGTGGAAGGAGTGCTAGTAGTAATTTAGATGCGAGGTTATTCACTCCGCGAGCCCCAATGCCTTGAAAGGGTGTTTCTAGGCGGCTATGTGCGCCGAAACCTTCCTCAGTCATAATGTAAGGAAGGGTAAGTTTGGAACACTGGCGAGCACGATCTACGTATTGGTATCGCTTACCTTCCAGTTTGGAGTAGAGTGCTTGAGCTGTTTCAGTATTCATATATTGTCTTTATAAAATAAACCCTTGCTCGAACGGTGGGCTTCCTTCTGTTGGGCGCAAATCTAACCGATTGGGGTTAAGGAGCTCTCTACAGAACGAGCAAGGGGTAAAGGGTTGTTAAATGTTATCTTCGATAGTGTCGGGAATTAGGTAGCTGTCAACAACGTTAACCCGTATAATTAGTCATACTTACAAATGCATTAGCTGCTCTTACGCCTAGGGCTTGTTTATCATCTGTAGTTAAGTGAACAGGGTTGTTGCCTGAAACTCCAGACACCCAAGGCTCTACCGCTGTAGCGTCATCTGTGGAAATCCAAACAGCGTTTCCGTCTGATGTTGCCACACTCACTTGAGCGTTCTTGATGGTATCTACGTTAGCCACCTTCTGAGCATCTGCTGCTGGTTCTCCAGCCTCATAGGGAAGTTTCCAGAAGTCAGGACTGCGCCCGATAATTAGGGTAGCGTCTTTTGCGTCTGTTATATCAGAACGAAGATCAGCCATCAGTTGTGTTAGGTTAGCTTCGTAAGCATCGGCGCGTGTTTGTATAGTTGAATCGCCGTGACCTTGAAACCAGAAGATACCAGCAACATTAACTTTATACCCAATTAAAGTGGTTTTAAGCGCAGCTATCTGCTCGTTACAATATGAAACAAGAGTAGGGTAGAATTTGTTGGCTGACTTTTTCCAGTAAACATCAAGAGCCGTACCATTACGAGCCCACTTGATAATACCAAGGTTTTCATAGTTATGGTCATTCACTAATGTACGAGCAAAGTCCAAGTTGGGGCCATACCCAAAGCGACTCTGAGCAGCATAAGCATCTAACTTTATTAATCCTTCCGTATCATATCCTACCGAGTTATTAAGGAGGTCTCCATCGACATTAGCTTGAGTACCTGCGCTTCCTGCAAACCAAACCTTAGAATCATTAGAGGAGCTGAGGGCTGTTGTTGTTGGGTAATTATCAGAGGGAAATCCAACCATATTAGACTGTCCTAGTAATAGAAATACATCTACCTTTTTAGGGAAAGCGTTGCTGATATTTTCTTCAATTGCAATACGACTGGAGGTAAGGTCGGAAGGGTACACAACCAATTCGCTAACTTCTCCTTCAAGTCTATTTCCAGATGCACCTCGAACGCCTATACGGTCAAACTTAAATTCATCTGTGCTGTTTAGCGTAGGAACAGATGACTGCTCTACTCCATTAACATAAGCTTTAACAGATGTCCCTGAGCGGATGACGGAAATAAGGTACTGTTGCCCCGCAACCATTGGTTCATTTAAGGTAATACTGCGGATGACGGAGTTAGTATCTCTTACGGTGATTGAGTTATAAAGGAGTCTACACAACCATTTACCGTCTACTGATCCTAAGAGAACACCGTCAAAGTTATCAGACGGAGGCGTAAAACAAGTAAAGATAGAGAAGTCGCTTGTACCAAGATTTACCTCCGTGCTCGTTAAATGGTCACTAGTACCATCAAATAGGAAACCGCTGTTTACTTTATTGTTTGTAACAATTTCAGTCTGTCCTGCGGGATCGGACTGAGAAAGGGTGACGTTGTTACCACTTTGATCGGAGATTTCCTCAATGAAACCCGTGTTTCCATCTCCCACCCAAGACAATAGAGTGCCGTCTTTAATTTCTTTATGATTAAAAGTCTTGATTGCGGAGTCATTACTGCGACGAGCCTTTATGATGCTTTCATTACTTAGTCCGTCATTTAGGTTCCGCATACTTATAGCAAAGACAGCCCCACCAGCAACGTCCTTTAGGAGCGGATCAATGTCTCGCTTTAGCGTTATAGACTGAGAACCACTAAACGTTGTTTCTTGAGCTGCTGATTTAACAACCGCGGAGTGATCTACGCTTATTGTTTCACCATCTAAAGACATCTCCGTAACTCCAACAAATTTATCCCTGTTGATAGTATATGTTTCACTGCCACCATCGGCATGATTAATTGTAAGAGTTACGGAGGCCATATTAGTATTTGTATTTAATTAGTAAGAGATGTTAGCGCCACTACCAGATGAACCAGTGTTCACTGTAGAGCGACGAACGGTAAGAGCAGAAGTGCCGCTCTTCTTGGAGCTCTGTCGTTTCGTGAGCGCCTTGTTTTCGACCTTCTTAGCCACCTTAGTAGGAGGTGGGGGAGGTGCTGGTGGAGGTACTGGATCTGGGATCTTGGGAGCTGATGTACACATAATATTATTCTGGGTTGATTATATTTTCAGTTTGAAGTTGGTAGTGGTGCTTAATGAAATTCACTACAGAGCGTTGTCCATAGTGAAAGTTAAGCTGAGGAACACTGTCAGTTGCAGGGAAATCCTGAGTGGGAAAGGAACTCTCTAGGGCATCTAGGAGCGCCTTGTTAATAGGTGGCATTTCTGCTTGATTATCTATTTCCATCGTTACGGTAGTTAATTAGTTTTAGAGGTCGTTAAGTTCACTTGGAAGTTTACCTTGCTCTACCCACTTCTTGGTTTGAGTAA